CCAAAGTATAACCCAAAAACCAGCCCCCGGGCCATGCGCATTATACAAAAAACCAGCCCCCGGGCCATGCTGCGCATGGCCCGGGAACCATGGCCCGCAGGCCATGCATAAAACGCATAACCACCACGCACCAAGGGCCCGCGGCCCGCGGGCCATGCACCAAACACCACGTTTGACGCACCAAGCGACAAGCATCACGGGACTGGTTAACGCTATAAAAACAAACCCCATTATTAGGCATGCTTATATCAGCGGGGCCCCGTAGATGCTAAGTTTCGGCTGTTATTGCCCATAAGTTAAGCAATACCCGGGTTTTACCGGGTATTACCCCTAATCTAGGCCACTAAAAGCTCTAATGCCCGGGTTTTGAGTACTGCGCCAGTGCCAAACCACGCCGACTCAATGCGGGTATTGTTGGAGCGGCCCCGCTCATGGTCTACAAGTTCCGTTACCGCATTCAATGCGGCCCAACGCGTACCCGCCACGCCGGGGATATCCGATCCAATGGCTGCGCCCTTAAACAGCTCAATAATGCGCTTATATGCCCGGGTCTCACTGACCTCTAGGCGGCCATTGTGATACGGCTGCAGCAACTTGGCCACAAACGAATCCGCCTCCTCAAGGGTCAACGACTGCCCGGCCAGCTTGCGCGTGTCCACCATAAAGCGCTCGAATTGATTAGCCACTATGCCCAACTGCAGCCGTACCGCATCGGCGTCGAATCGGGAATTGTGCAGCACGCGAACAGATCCGGCCGCGGTGCCCTCATGCGCACCAATGGCTGCGGTTATGGTGTTATTACATACCACGCGAATGGATGTAAATTTAGCCACGGTGGCCATGGTGCCATCATATGACGTGCCAAGCAAAACGTAGGGTTTGACCACGTCACCCTCTACAACTGGTGCGCTCTCCCCTACCTTAGCCAATGCCCAAACCCTGCGGCCATGGCTTAGCGCTCCGGCGGTTTCTAGCTCAAAGCCCCCGATGTCCGCAAGCTTGCCAAAAAATGCCATGACCTCACCGGGCTGCACCACGTTGTAACCGTCGCTAACCACGGCCAAAGGGGCCCCGTTGTCGCTGCGGTGTAGCACCTTACGGCTAGGCCACGACTGCATGCCGGATACGGCCGGGGTGTCGTACATAACCGGGGACTCTAAAACGGTGTAATTTAGCCCTGCTTCAATTGTCCATGTATCAATAGACTGCCCCGGCGTCAATTCCTGCCCCAAACCGTGCCACGGTAATTTGCCCGCATATGCAATAGCGGCTTTGCCTGTGGTCTCGTCAATCATATGTGCCATTTTGAATACCCTTTCTGTGTGCCGTACAACATGTAACGGCTGTATCAACTATAACCTAAAAATTAGATTCTGTGCAATTATTTTTTAATCAGCTATCGAACAACGCCCAACCAATATAAAAAAGCACTAGAACTAAGCCGATAACAATCATATTAAGGCCCCCATATCGCCCACCACGTGGTGGCGGATCATAGAACCCGGAGGCAATTTCGCGGCGAACGTGCGCAACGCCTGCCCCTCATTTTCGTGCCCGGTCTGGCCTGTCTCACGCCACTGGATCATTACCGGGCCACTGCTGCCATAGCAGCCCCCCTTAGTGTCTGTGCCGACTTTCTTTTTGCTAGTGCCATGAGCTAAAAAAACCACCACATAATCGCGGTCACCGCGGGAGCAAAGCGGCGAACCATTGCCGCATTGGGCGCAGTTGAAATTGTCGGCCATGTCGGCCGGGCATTGCACAAACTGCACGCCGTGCATTCTCTTCGGCCACGTTCCGGCCGTATCTAAGGGCGCAGCGTAAACAGCAGGGCGCCCCAACTCAACAGCGTGCACCGCAGCGGCCATAGTGTCGCAACTGGCATTAATAACGGTCTTGCCTGCTTTGGGAATAGGCAAAGCTTCGGCCGGAAAATGGGAATAAGTCCACGCCAAGCCCCGGCGGGGCACGGCATCAAGCAGCGCCTGCATATATTCCTCATCCAATTGCACTGCGCCGCACTGATCAGCGGGCATGAGCGAACAAGTGGCCGGGCAGCTGCTGTAGGGGCTTGTCTTGCCTGCGCGGTAAGTGACTGCAATGGGTCCGGTCTTGCTATTGCTTGAGCGTTCAACGGTCTTCAACATAATAAAATACCCTTTCTAAGTAAGTGGCCAGTATAGCCTACTTTTTGGCCTGTGATTCGGCCCGGTCTTTTTCTTCCAGTTTATCAATCAGGGCCCGGTCTTTTTCCTGATCGTATAAATCAGAATCGCGATCCCACTTAGCCTCGTCGGCTTCAGCGTCAAAATACGGGTTTTCATGCATGATCTTCTATCCTTTCTACGTTGGAAAGCCCAACAAGCACAACTATACACGAAAAAACGGGGCTGGCAACTATTTATTTCGGCCCGATAAAATGCCCGCTAACTCTTCCCATGGCATGCCCCGGGATTGCCAAACCCTGAACGGGGCCAAGCGCAGGCCCTCAGTAGATAAAGCAATGGCTTGGTCTCCGTTGTATATCCTGATCTCATTAGCAACGCTGTACTTTACAAGAACAAAGGCTGGGCGGCCCTTTAACGCATGGCGAGTCAAAAAAGATATTTGATGGGGGCGAAGCTTTACCGCAAGCCCCCGGGAAACCACCTTGAGCTCAACCGCTGCAAATTGAGAACCGGCCCCGATAAACATGTCCGACACGCCCAAATTAACGCGATTTTCTATGCGCTCTATGTCGCAACCACAAGCTTTCAAGCCGTCGCGAACACGTGCTGAAAATAACGCCTCAGGCGCTGCACTCACCCCTTACCATCCAGCTCAAAGATATCAGGCGGCGGCTCTTCCACGCCGGAATCAAAAGCGGGGTCTTTTTCACGGTCTATCGTATCCAGAACAGCCCCTGTGTCTGCATCAATCAAAGCGGTAGGGGCAGGGCCGTAAAGCTGCTTAAGCTCGGTAAGCTTGCGCTGTACGTCCTCTTTGCTCATGGAATCAATCGTGCCGTGCAAAATCTCCTTGCGCTCCACGTAAATAGTGCCCAAAGCTTGGCCCCGGCGATACTCCGCATTGACCGCAGCGGCCCAAGCCCCTGCATCAATCGCCTTGTCACGGATTATCTGCAGGTCCCGCATGTGGCGCTCGTAATTGGTGTTGTATTTTGAAGCCAGTTCTGCACGGTAGGCCTGAATTGCAGCGACAACATGGGGGTATTCTTTAGGGTTGGTCAACTTCCAAGCCATAACAGAGGCGCTGCCCTCTTTGTAGCCTGCGCGCATGGCTGCCTCTTTGAGGGTCACACGGCCGTCGCCTGAGACATACTCCTGAACAAATTTCCACTCCTTATCGTTTAACACCCGGCGCTGATTGCGCAAAGGGGATACCGCAGAGGTCAGGCGCTTGTTCGCCTTGTCAGGAATAACAGGGGGGACGTTCCAAACGTCTTTCTTGGTCATCAGGACACACGCCAGATGCGCCAACCGTCCTCAACTCTGCGCATGACAAAAGACCAGTCCGGGCGCTGGCGCTTCGTGAAGCGAAGCGAAGCCACGCGAGCCGAGTCTGCCTTCTTGCGATCAGTGATCAGGAAGCTATCGCCCTCTTGCATATCAGCGAAAGGGTACATAGATCGGTGGTCAGGGAGTACTACTCCGGATTCAATTTGTATCAAAGGTTTCTCCGTGTATCATTACAGGCTTGAGTATAACTAGTGTGTCCCGCGAGCACAAGTCCAACCGGAAACAAAAAATCAATAACCTATAGGGGAAAATAGGGTCAAGCAAAAAAAGTAAAACTAAAAAATTAAAAAGCGCAAACCCCCCTGAAAATTACGTCTTTATTCGTTAGTGTAATGTCAGTGTCTAGCCACAACACCCCATAAAACCTCACTTATTACACCATTACGCTGATTACGCCTATTTCACAGAAAATAATTTTTTTTTTTTACTCGACCCTAAATCTCTCTATACAGACCCTGAAAAACCCCCCAAACCTAGGGTAGACCCTAATGAAAATCGACACAAACTGGTTGACACGTGGACCTTGGTGCACGCATAATGGAACTTCTGACACAGTGAACATCAAGAAAGGATAGTGTATGTTAGATCAAACGCAGGGTCTCATTGCAGACTTATTAGTTACTTTGACGGTTGAGGTCGATTATGCTTTTGACGGTGATGGTGAGCCCGTGATCCTTGGCACGCGGCTCGCGTTGCCTTCTGGGGAGTCTGTTGACGTGAGCATGATGTTGAGTGAGGCGGACCATTTTGAGTTATCGAACCAGCTAGATCGTTGGTACATGGAGC